TCAATTGCCCCGCGGATTGCAGGCTCAGCTCATAGGTCGCCTCCCCATTGAGCGACCCGCCATATTCAATGGCCGCCACCTGGAATGGCCCCTCGATAATACCGAAACTGGGGATCACGATCTGAAAATCCGGCGTCAGCCCGTCAAAAAACAACTGCCGCGCGCGTTCATCTGTGCCCGCATCGCGAAACACGCCCGACCCGCTGATCGCGGCAGAACGGACACCCGCGCCCGCCAGCAGCTCCCGCCAGCCCCCCTCGCTGTCAAGCGAGGTCACTTCAACCGGCTCCGCGTTAAAGCTCACCCGCGTGGCACGCAGCCCCGCGATCGTCTCGAACTGACCATCGCTCGTCATATCCACCTTGACCAAAAGGTCTTTGCCCGCTTGAACAGCCATATCCATTCTCCTGATAATTTTCTGAAAATCCGGCTCAGCCGTCCTGAACCCGTGCCTTGAACCGCATCTCTATCTGTCGACGTGCTTCCGCCCCAACCTGACGCGCAACGGCCCGCTCGAATGTCAGGCTAACCAAATGCCCGCGGCTCAGGGCAAACTGCCCTCCGATCAGCACATCGCTCACCGCCGCGGCCACCTGTTTCGCGGGGGCGAACCCCGCATGATACGTCACGATAAGGACCATAAACCGATGCTCGGCCCCGCCGCCCGTCCCGTCAGAGGCATCGCGCACCGCTTCTGCGCCCAACTGCACATACAGCGCGGGCACTTCCCCCGCAGGGGCCGCATCAAAAACCGCATCCCCCACCAGCGCCGTGACCGCCTGATCCGTGTTCAGCACGCCAAAGACCGCCTGCTGCAGGGCAAACCCCATGCCATAGCTCATACCGCCACCTCCTCATGGGTCAGGCAGGCCAGATACCGCCCCTGTGCGTCTTGTTCGGCCACAGACTGGATCTGATAGACCCGCGCGCCCTCACGAAACCGCTGCTGGGGCAAGGGGCGGGCCGGATCACCCACAGGGGCACCGCGTACCGTCACCACACAAACCCCGCGGCTTACCTCGATACCGCCCTTGCCCAATCGCCGCCCCCGCCGCGCTTTGACATCCGCCCACAGATCGCCCACCCGCACCCATGTCCGGCTCTCTCCACCCGCACCATCAGGCTGGGGCACCTGCGCCTCCAGCACCAAGCGGCGGTTCAACGACAGCTGGTTCATGCGCGTGCCCCCAAGCCGATCCGCAGCGGGCGGTAGCGTTCGATCAGGCTGCTTACACCAAAGGGCATACAGCCGTCGCCCAACCGGGTTTCGTGGCGATACTCATAGTAATGCGCTGCCAGCATCAGCACGGCCTGCTGCAAATCCGCAGGCACCGCGCCCCAGCTTTGCCCAAGCCCCGCCTCAAACACGATCTCGACCGATCCCTGTGGCGGGATATAGGGCAGCATTGCCCCCGACGGTTTTAGCAGCGGCACCTGCATGTCCCGCACCAACCAATACCGCTGCGGCTCAATCATCGTCTCCGGCCCATCCCGCGACACCACCGTAACGCTCACGATCCCCTGCACCGGTCCCACGGGCAAAGCCTGCGCCTGCGTGTCTTTCCACTCCGGCAAAGTCAGCGCGAACTGTCGCGTGATCAGAGCCTTGCCCGTGCGTGCCTCTATCGCTGCGATGGCTGCGCGCAAAAATCCCGCCAGCACCGGCTCTTGTACCGTCTCAGTGCCAAAGCCGCTGCCCATCCGCAAATGCGCCTTGAACGGCTCTAGCGGCAGATCGGCCTGCGCCACCCCTGTCTCTTCGATCAACATCTCATCGCTCCAAATCTAGCCCGCCAAAGCCCCCCGGACGCGCACCCCGACTGCATCGCTCGGTCGGAGGCAGCAGCTAGGCAATGCACCCGGCGCATCGTCGCGCGCCCGGGGGTGAGGGCCGGACATCACCGGCCCCCCGTGTTCGACCCCGCGCCTTACGCGGTGCCGAATTTCAGCAACTTGATCGCGGCGAAATCGCTCACGTCGCCACCCACCCGTTTGGTTGCGTAGAACAACACATGCGGTTTGGCGCTAAAGGGATCGCGCAAAATACGCAGGTCTGGCCGCTCCGCCACGGTATAGCCGGCAGCAAAGTCCCCGAACGCGACCGAGAATGAATCCGCTGCCACATCGGGCATGTCCTCGGCCACCAGCACCGGATAGCCCATCAGCCGCGCGGGCTGGCCCTGCGTCATCCCGTCGGACCACAAGAACCGCCCGTCCAGATCCTTAAGCTTGCGCACAATGCCCGCGGTCTTCGAGCTCATCACGAAACTGGCCTGCGCGCGGTACTGCGCCCCAAGCGCATAGACCAGATCAACCACCGCATCCGCCGTGATCTCCCCCGCGACGCCGGTGGGCACATAGCCCAGATTGCCCCACGCCCAGATCACATTGTCGACCGTGGCATGGGCCAGAAACCCCTTGGGCTTGTCGATCCCGTCGCCGTGGATAAAGGCCGCGGCTTCGGCCCGCGAAAATTTGTCGGCGATCCGCCCCGCCAACCAGGCCTCGATGTCGAAGGCACTGTCATCCAGCAACCGCTGCGACGCTTTAGGCAGCGCGCTTAACTCGTGCAATGGGATGGTGATCCGGTCGATCTGCGGCGTGTCGGTCTCTGACACGGCACCCGTCTCTGTCGCCCAACCGGCCCCCACGTCGGCATGATCCACCAGCACATCGTAGGACGTCGCCTCCACCTGTACGACCGACGCGATAGCGCGGATCGACGCCGTGGCATTCAACACCGACATCACCCGATCCGACGTCTGTGGATCCACCAAATAGCCGCCATCCGAATTCACCGCCGCCGACAGCGCCTTGCTCTCCAGTTCAAGCCCGCGCAACCCGTCGTCATCGCCATTACGGATATAGGCCTGCAACGCTTTCTGATGCGGCGCACCGCTCTCCACCACCCCCGCCAGAGGGGTCCGCGCCGGCACAGTCATCTTTCGATCCAACATAGTCATTCGCTCTTCTGTTTGTTGCAACTTGGTCGTCATATCGTCCTGAAACCCTTTGAAATCCTGTACGAATCCACCCACCGCGCGGCGCATCTCCTCCACCGCGCCGCTTCGCTCATCACCCGTGTCCTCCACTGCCCGCTCCATCCGCTCACCCTCCGTTCCGGTTTAAATTCTGCCGTGCCTCGTCAAAGACACCTGCCATGCCGCGCAAGACCTCTCCGACGGCAATGAAATCCCGCTTCGCCGCGACCCGCGCGGTGGGCAGCATGGGAAACGTCACCAGCGACACCTCCCACAGATCAAGCGTCTGCAGCACACGTTGGCCCGCGTCATTCTTGGCCGCCCGCTGCGTGCGATAGCCGATACTCAGGCCATCAATTGCCCCTGCCTCGATTAACGCCGCCGCCTCTCGGCCCCGTGCCACACTGTCCAGCAGCCGCCCCTTGACCCAGAGCCCGCGCGCGTCCTCGCGTAGCTCGTCCCACACGCCGATGGGCTGGGCCGGATCGTGCTGCCACAGCATCTTGATCCGCCGACCCGCGGCCTCTGCTGCCGCCAGCGACGCGCCATAAGCCCCCCGCGCCACCAGATCGCCGCCCTGATCGACGCGGCCGAAAAGGCTGGCATAGCCGCTGATCTCAAAGCCGCCTTCCACCAAAAGCCCTTCGTCAAAACGCGCAAACTTATGCTCCAACTCGTCGCCCATGTGGGGCAAACCTCTCCCGTTCTCCGACCCGAGGCCGAAGCGCATGCCATCTTCCATGACACCCTCCCTTGCGTTCAAATTGCTACGGCGCGACCACCAGAAACGACTGTACCGCCTGCGCCAAAATCACCGCGACCACACCGTAGACGGTCAACCACAACCGCCGCTCCAGCCGCTCCATCATCTCTTCCAGCCGGTCCAACCGCTGCAAGAGGTTCTCGTGGTGGATTGCACTCACCCTCTCATGCGCCTGCAACCGCAAGCCCGGCGCACATTCAAACCGGTCATATCCCATCTCCTCACCCATCAGCCGCCACCGCCGGCAGCCCCAACAACGACCGCTTTTCCGCCTGCGTCAGAAAATCAGCCCCCGCCACCCTTGCCCATTGGGCATCGCGTTCCTGCGCCAAGGCCGACACCTGATCCAGATCGGGCTTCAGCGTCACCGCCTCTTGCGTGAATCCCGCCAGCCAAGCCCCAAGTGCGGCCGCAACCCGCGTGGCCAATGGCAACACCGTCAACCGATAGAAGGCCCGATGCGCCTCTTGGTAATTGGCATAGGTCGCATCTCCCGCGATCCCGAGCAGCATCGGCGGCACCCCAAACGCCAGGGCCACCTCCCGCGCCGCCGCCTCCTTGGTGCGGTGAAACTCCATGTCCGAAGGCGAAAACCCCATCGGCTTCCAATCAAGCCCGCCTTCCAGCAACATCGGTCGCCCCGCATTGCGCGCGCCCTGATGGTGGCTCTCCATCTCGCTCACCAAACGGTCGTACTGGTCGTCGCTCAGCTTGCCCTGCCCCTCGGCCCCGCGGTACACAATCGCCCCCGAGGGCCGCGCTGCGTTGTCCAACAGCGCCTTGCTCCACCGCGACGCCGCCGCGTGCACGTCCAGCGCTATCGCCGCCGCCTGCATCGGGCTAAAACCATAATGATCGTCCTGCGGGTGAAAATTCTTGATGTGACAGATCGCGGCCGTATCCCCTGACACGTCAAACCGGTGCTTGCGCCCGCCGACGGCATATTCATAGGCCACCGGCCAGCCATCCGCCCCTGGCACCACCGACATGCGATCCGACCGCAAAACATGCAGCTCCGCCGGCACCGGGCCAGCCCCAACCGCCTCGATATACCCGTTACCCGTCAACAGCAGCTGCGCATAAAGCGCCTCCAGCAGCTCGGCCCGCCCCTGCGCTCCGTTTGGCCGTGCCACCAGCTTCAGCAGTGGGTGGGTCTCGAACCGTTGCTCTGCATCCTGCAACACCAAGGGCAAGGCCGCCGCGGCCTCCGCAATCAGCTTGACCGACCGAAACCCCACAGGGTTGCCGCAAAAGCCGGTGCGCGTCAGGCTGACGACGTCGCGCGGGCTCCAGGCCACACGCCCGCTGGTCTGATAGGCAACGACAGGCCCCGTGGCAGAGGCTTTCGTCTGCGCAACCGCCTCACCCGCCCCCCGTTTGAGAAAATCAAAAACCATGCCGCTGCTCTCCCTGCTCATTGACCGCCCCATGAAAATCTCACCAATCTCTTAACGCCGCCCGACCAGACCGAACGCAGC